AATCGTGTGTGATTACATGAGGGGCATATAATTTTATGTTGCCCATCACCTAAATAATTAGCTTTTAGTTTTATTATTTCTTCCATACTATCTCCCTATAGTTATATAAGTATACTAGTTATAAGTATACTAGTTATAATTATACTAGTTATAACTAGTAGAACGTCTTAATTGTTCTTTTGAGAGTTTCACCTAATATTCTAGCTTCTTGTGGTGACCCCAAAATTATCTCCTTTAGGTAATATTTCAGATTTTCATGATTAAGACAAGCAAATTCGCAACAAATTTCATAATCCTTTGTTTTAATCCAATAAATTATGTTTGCTTTTTTTCTGTTATCTCCAAGATAGAGATCAGAGATCGCTTGGCAAACAACATGTCTCCAAAGGACTGACTCTGATGTGTACTCTTGGTTTGCTCCTATCCAATGCCCAGTATATATGCTTTTCTTTGACTTGCCTATCATTCTCGTAAATCTTACCTTGCATACAATCTAAAATTAAACTCTCATCCAGATCAGGTCTCTTTGTTTTATAAAAAATAATCATTTCAACCCTTACATCTGTACTGTAAAGAGTTTCTAATGGAGGGCATTGAATGTCAAAGTCTTTTACATATTGTAAAGCTTTTTTTGATTTTATAAATAACATTTTACCTTTTACATAAACTAATTTTCTAGTGTTAGCTTTACTTGCAGGTTCACCCTCAACAATAAATTGAACTTTTTCATTGACTAGTATTGACATGTATTGACCTCTATGGTATTTGTTGTAATAGGAGATAATTTTGAAAATAACAAATAAAACGAACTTGCCACAATCTTTTGTGGATTTCGCAAGATCAGACAAATATAGCAGAGGTAAGGCAGACATATCTGTAACCTCTCTGATAGATAGTCCAAAGATAAATATAATGAAAGATCACTACAACGATTGCATGGAAGTGGATGCAGTTGACATGGTGTGGTCTTTATTTGGTACGGCAGTACATGCCATTTTAGAAACTTCAAAAACATCTGATAACATTATAACTGAAGAAAGATTATTTACAAATGTAAATGGATGGACTTTATCTGGTGCAATTGATAGGCAAGAAATTAAAGATGGCATGGTATCCATTTACGATTACAAAGTTACATCTATGTGGTCTTTAGTTTTTGACAAAGTAGAGTGGGATAGACAACTTAACTGCTATGCATATTTAGTGGAGAAAGAAAAGAATATAAAAGTTAAAGATATAAATATCTGTGTGATAGCTAGAGATTGGAATAAAAGAAAAGCAGAGCAAGACTTTGCATTACCTCAATCACCAGTACAGATAAAAAAAATACCTCTATGGTCTTTTGAAAAAAGAGAGGAATATGTCCAAGAAAGAATGGAGAAGCATCAAGAAGCTCGAGTGTTATTTGATTTGGAAAATGATTTAGGTCTATGCACAGATGAAGAGAGATGGAAAAAGAATGATACTTGGGCAGTAAAGAAAAAAGGACAAAAGAGAGCTTTGAGAGTTTTGAATAGCGAAGAAGAAGCTAAAAAATATATTGCTTGGCATGATGAAACTGACAAAGCTTTTATTCAAAATAGTAAATTAGAGATTGAATTTCGTAGTGGTGAACTTACGAGATGTATGGGCAACTATTGTTCAGTTGCTGAATTTTGTAACCAATATAAAGGAGATGTTAATGCCAAAGAAAAGAACACAAGAGATAATGAAAACTCTTGAAAAAGAAAAAAAGCAGAGAGCAAGAACGAGGAAAGGTCGTTTTGTTGCTGATGATCCAAGCACACCTCAGAATGAAGCTTATGTTCAACCAACTAAAGCTAAAGCTTATGCAAATCATATTAAAGAAGCCACAGATAAAGCACAAAAAAAAGAAGTGGGTTTGTTTAAAAGAATATTAAATAAAATTGCAAGAATTTTGTTTGGAGTTAGATAATGTATAAAGAAGATTTATGTTATCTACCTACACGGAGAATGTGTGACATGAATGAAAAACTTGATAAAAGTTTTTTTGATACAGATCCTGAGAATATTATTCAGCAAGAATTAATAACATACAAGAAAGATGGTAGTAGAATTAAGAAAATATCTTTTATAAGAACTTTCATAGCAAACAAGCACACAGATGTTCATAAGACAGAAATATTTCCATCAGGAGTTTGTGATGACGGTTGATTTAATTAAGGTCATGAATGAAGTAGGTGCTTTTGTTAAAGACGAGGGCGATAAAATTCATGGTAAATCTTATGCTAAGGTGCAAGATCGTGTGAATATTTTTAGAAGAAATTTTGGATTAGATTATAAAATTGAAACAGATTTAATTCATAATGATGATAAGAAAATTATTGTTAAGGCAGTAATAAGAGATAAAGACAACCATGTTATTGCATCAGGATTGGCTGAGGAAATAAGGGGCAGTAGTAAAATTAATACTGTTTCAGCAGTAGAGGTATGTGATACCTCTGCAATAGGCAGAGCCTTAAGTTGTCTAGGTTTGTCAGGTGGTGAATATGCTTCAGCAAATGAGATTGATAATGTTGACAGAAAACAATATCAACAACTATCTAATGATATGATTTCTATGGTGAAAGAAGTCTTTGAAGTATTCTTACCAAGCAAAACAACAGTACAAGAAGTGCAGTCATTCTGGACTTCCAATAATAGTGTGTTTAATAATTTAAAAGAAACACACCCAACAGAGTATGAGAAGATTAAGGAAAAATTCTCAGACAGAATTAAAACCATTAGAAAAGGAGAAAACAATGGATAATCAATTAAGAAAATATGATGCGAGTGGTGCAATGTTTCAAGTGCAGAAGAAGTCACCTAAAGCACCTGACTATACTGGTCAGCTAGAAATAAGTGATGAAGTGTTTGAGGATCTGATAAAACAATATAAGGCTAATAAAGAACTATCTGAAGACAAAAGACCTTATCTCAAAATTAATTTAGTAGGTTGGCGAAAGGTTGCCCAATCAACTGGTAGACCTTTTCTATCTGTACTAGGAAATAAATTTGAAGAATATGTTCCACAGAATAAAAAGGCAGAACAGACACAAGAAGTCAAAACAAGTGAAGCACCTAAGTCAGAAGAACTACCAACAGATTTAATGTAGAGGTTGTAATGACAGAAGAAAAATATAAAGACTTTTTATCTGTTGATGATCTAAAAGAATATTTAAATTGTAGCAAACAAAATATCTACAATATTATTGCTAGTGATGAAACCTTTCCTAAGAGTTATGATATATCTCCCAAGAAAGGTATCAGGCAAGTTAGAAGATGGTCAAAAAATGATATAAATGAATGGATATTATCTAGAGAAATAAATGAAGAGAGAGAAGATAATTGTTAGAAAAATTAGTAAAAAAACTTTGGCAAGGCAAATATGTTTCCGTCAGAGACTATGAAATAAAAAAAGCTATGGCACAAGGTGGTATGGTTATTCGTCACAATGGTCAGTACATGAAGCTGACCAATGACGAACTTTCACAATTAAAAGCTAATCCAAAAGAGATACAATCTTTTTATAAAGGTACTTACAAACTCGTTGATATAAAGTTTGAGCCATACATAAAAGATAAAAACCAATTAGATTTTGAAGACTTATTATGAGAAGAGCTAACGAAAGTTGGAAAAGCTACCATTCTAGACTTTGTAAGATCGTAGATGAGAGACAAACTGAGATAGATGCCTTTATAGTTAACTTTAATTACAAAGTTAAAAAGATTAGGAAAGCACACAATATCTTAAATGCTAAAAATAAGGCAAAGAAAAGACAACAAATACAAGAATACAAAAAGATGATGGGATGTAGCAAATGTGGATACAATCAAAACCCTGATATTCTACATTTTCATCACATAGACCCAAGAACAAAGGTTGCCAATATATCTAGAATGGTTGGTAAAAATCATTCTATGAGAAGAATAAAAGAAGAAATAAATAAGTGTAAACTGTTATGTATAACATGTCATCACAAAGAACATGGGATAAAATGAATATGAAAGACGAAGATTACGAAGAAGTTTATTACGATATTAAAGATACTTATTTAGCTACTGTTAGAAAACTAAAACAGAGAAAATGTTGTGTCTGCAATAAATATTATGAGGTTGAGTTGACCAAAAAAGATAACGATTATCTGGCACAGTTAAGAAAAGAATATGATATATAAGATTATAAATTTAATAAAAAGTGCATGTGAACTTTTGGAGATTGTTTATGGAAAAGTTATGTAAGAAATGTAAGAAAGCAATGAACAAGATTGGGGTCAAAATACATAACTTAGAATTAGTTGATGTTTATAAATGTATAATATGTGGAAGAACCAGAACAAAAGAGGCTAAGGATTTGGCTATCAAATCAAGTCCTATATGGGAGGAAAAAAATGAAACTAGCTGATGGTTTTGAAAAAGCTTTTGTAGGAAGTACTATAAGTGCTTTCACTAGAAGACAAGTTGCATTGTATGATCGTGATATGTGTATATGGATATTAATGGAACGAGATGGAATGAAAGAAAATGAAGCCATCGATTTTTTTGATTTTAATGTTATAGGATCGTGGGTAGGCGAAGATACACCTTTGTTTATAAAAAGGTATCCCATAGATAAAATACAAGATTATATTGAGGTTTAAATGATTGAAGATAAAGATGTAGATGAAGCAGTCCATTGGCTCATGAATAGTGCAGATATTATAGCAACTGCAAAAGCAACTCTAGTTTATTTAGAAGAATATAGAAAATCATTAAAAGCACAGATTATGAAAGAGTATGGAGATATGTCTGTTTCTGCACAAGAAAGAGAAGCTTATGCTAGTGAACGTATGATAGAACATATTAAAGCAATACAAAAAGCTACATATAATTATGAAAGACTTAGATTTAAAAGAGAAGCACAGATGGCGAAGATAGAAACTTGGAGAACCTATCATGCCAATTTGAGATCCGTAAAATTATAGAGGAGAAAACTAAATGACACATTTTAAAATATCAAGAAAAGAATTAGAACTTTTTGTAACAAGCATGAAAGTGTATGAAACGAAGATAGATGAAGAGCATCCCCACTCAGACACTTATCCTTTTTCACATGAAATATCAAAAGAAAAAAGATATATAAACAACACTATTGGCAAAATGGAAAACGAACTTAAAATTAGATCTATGCGAACACACAAGGTTACGACATGAAAAGAGACAATGTAAATAAACCACCTCATTATAATAATGGTGAGATAGAAGCCATAGATGCGATACAATCAGCTTTGGGAGATGGATTTGAATATTATCTACAAGGCAACATATTAAAATATATGTGGAGATATAGGCATAAAAATCAATTAGAGGATCTACAGAAGGCACAATGGTATTTGACTAAGTTAATTGGAGTGAAATCAATACATGCTTCTACCAAAGCGTAAACGCTTTTTAAATAAAAAACATCTACAATTTGTTGCAAGTCATCCTTGTTGTCTTCAGACAATTAGCGAAGATAGATGTCAGGGTTTTGTACAAGCACATCATTTATTGAAACCTTATGACGGATACAGAGGCATGGGCATGAAAGCTAGTGACAATAATTCTGTGCCACTCTGTCAGTATCATCATGCACGATTACATGATGGCTTTGGCGATGAAGATAAGTTTTGGGATTATCATGGTCTTATCCATGACTATGGTAGAAACTATGCTAAGCTTCTATATATTAACTTTTTAATAAATAATTCTAACTAGCTTCTTTTAATCCAGCAGATCTCATTAGGATTAGACCTCTTTTTTGAAACTCATTTATTTTCTTTCTTATATTTTTAATAAGTTTCTTTTTTCTCTCTTCTTCTAATCGTGGGTTTTTTTCTATTTTTTTAATTTGCCTTAACAATCTATTTCTTGCATTATCTAATGCTTTAACTCTACCAAAAATCTTTAATTCTTCTTTATATTTACTGGAAACATCGTTAAATCTTTCTGTGTCTCCAGCTCTTCTCGCTAAGTCTAACTCTGCAAATATCGTAAATAGCTCTTTTCTATTTTCTAAATATGTTCCAGTATCAGCTATCTCTGAGGGTGTAGCTATAATTTTTCTTGCTAAAGGTATCCTTGGAACAATTTTACCCTCAAAATCACCTGCTAGGATTTCAGGCACATCAAAAGCTATTGTTTCCCCTGTCCTTAAAACAAAACGACCTGCACCACCTGTTACATAATCAAACCAAAACTGTATTGTGTCTGGAGATATATCTATTAATCCAGAACGTAATTCATTACCCCCTAATTCATTTAAGGTTTTGGCTATTGCTTTTGGTATTTCACCAGTTGTATTCCAATGGCTATGTGAGTCTGGAGTTGGTACAGATGCGAAGGTAGGCGAATCTTTGGTTATAGGGTCACCTTTATAATCTTTATTAATATATAAACTAACAAATGGGTCAGCGACTGTTGGTGATACAAAATTTAAAAAGGACTCTGTGCCACCTAAAGGATTGACCATTTCTGTTAAAGTAGCGAGGATAGTGTTCGTTGCTTCTCCTGCTGTGTATTCGCCTCTAGCCGCTCTACTCAATGCCCTACCTGTGTTAACCGCCATGTTAAGACCATAACCAAGTGGTATTTTAATCATCTTATCACCAGTGCCAGTTAACCAGTCTATAGGTAGAATTAAATTATGTTCCAATTCATAGGTTGATAATTCGTCATAATCTAATATGCCATCTTCATCTTCATCACCTGATGCTAAAGCATTTAATTGATCCTGTAATATTCCATAAACAAATAAACCTGCCCAAAACTTTTGCACTCTTTTTGATTTTACAGCCGCATTGAACAAAGCCATAGATCCTTGCAAAGATGCATTATAAAATAAAAACCATGCGTTCATAAAACCTTTATCTTCACCACCCTTAGCAAAGTTAACGGTTATATCTCTAGCTGCTTCAGCGGCTCTTTCTAATGTCATGCCTCTGTTTCTTAATGCTCTAAATGTTGCGACACGAACACCATTTTCAACCGCTGTATTATAATCATCTAGAAAAGATAAGATAGATTTTCCCTTAGATAGAAATGCATTTTTTACTAAACCTAACTTTCCTAAACGACTATTCTCACCTACATTTCCTAAAACTTCTCTTAAATTTCTAACCTGTGTTTCTAAATCACCCATCTGGTTTGTTGCGTTCTGACCACCATATTCTCTAAATAATAAATACTCTTTCGCCCACTCTGTATCTACTTCTCCAGTTCTAAGATTATCTCTTATACCTCTCAATGCTTTAAATGTATTGTATGCAACTTCTTTAGTGATACCTTTTTCTCCATACTGTTGAATATTAACACCAGCAGTCTCTAAATCCTTTGCAAAGTTAGGTATAACAAAAGATGGATTCCATGATGTATTTACATTAGAAAGAAATCTATTGATTTGAGACATCGCTCTTACAACGGTACCCATGTTGTCAGGTGAATAATGAATTTTCATAGCTCTGGCTATTCTTGGATCATTTAAATATATCGCAACATCTTTTCCATTTTCTCGTACATTAATAACATGCAAAGCTATTTCTTTTGCTCCACTAGATTTTCTTAATTCTGTTAATTCTTTTTCATCTAGCACTCGTGCTATGTCTTTCATATTTTCTCTTAATTGAGAATTTTCTGTGCCTTGCTCTTCTATAGTTGTATCGATACCTCTGGTTAAATTTAAGAGTGATCTCCCTACCTTATTTCTCTCAGCTAATTCTATAGTTTTTTGATTTTGTGACATTAATGAAGGAATAATATATTCTGCATAACCCGAAGGTCTGCCTTCTTTGATAGATGGATCAGGTCTGCCTTTAGCTCCAAAATAAGTACCTTTAGTTCTAGGAACTAC